ACCCGCCAACCCAGTAGATGCCTACACCCTCAGCACCTATTACGCTGGGATGTGCTTTGGGTATATGTATGAAACCACTGATGGCAAAGTCGGCTATGCCAACGAATCCCGCCGCACAGTAGATGTTAATGCCAATGGCTATTTAGACATAGACGAGGGTTATATCAACTGGCGCGGAATCAACTCGCGTAAGTCAATTAGTGACATTGTTAATAAGGTTATTTTGTTCTATAAGAATTCGGATCAGGTAACTAGCGATGACGCTCCCTCGATAGCCAACTATGGGTTAATTGAAGCCCGCATAGACACAGAGCTTCACAATATGGACGAAGCCCAGAATATTGCCGACCGCTACGTCTCCCTACGCTCTAACCCTCAGACTAACTTTTCCAGCTTTAATATCAATTTGGACAACCCAAACCTGACAACTGCCGCGCTTGATGACTTGATAGCCATTCAAATGGGGACAGCGATTCAAATCGACAATCTACCTAACCCAATCTCAGCTATTACTTACACTGGCTTCGTTGAAGGCTGGGACTTGATTATTGACCGCGCTCAGGCCCTACTGACTATAACCTCATCAGATAGCACTTATTCAGTTGTGCCGATTAGATGGCAGGATGTCGATCCTCTAACTGAATGGGATGACCTTGACCCGACAGCGGTTAAGACGACGCGGACTAACCTAGTCAAAAATCCAAGTTTTGAAGTTAATACTAGTGGCTGGAGTTCAGCTGCAGTCACTCAAACTCGAATAACGACAGACTCAGTATTTGGTTTAGCTAGTGACCAAGCAGTTGCAACTTCAATCAATACCAACATTGGGATAGTTTTAACTCGCAGCGCAACTTATGCCATCCCTATAACTCCGGGTAACACCTACAAAATTGACGTATATGTAAAAAGAACTGTTGGGACTCGCACAACCAATTTTAGGTTTATCACCAAAGCAACGGCGGCGGGAGCTACGGCAATCGAGACCTTTACCAGCGGTAATATAACTACCTCTGGAGTCTGGCAAAAATTATCAATTACAGCCACTCCGACAAATGTAACCGGAGTTTTTGCTGAAATCTTTATACGGTTCGGTTCCAGTGGAGCCGTTGGCGATACTTTCCTTGTCGATGGAGTTATTTGCGTTCAAGCCTCGACTAACGACTTCTATTGGGATGGCACAAACACCGACATACCATTTAGTCGACGGCCTGAGCTGGCCTGGACTGGCACAGCAAACGACTCAACCTCAACCGCCGAAGCCTACTTTGGCACTATCCCGACACTCACTTGGGCTAATGTGGATAGTGTCGGACTACCGTAGAATAGGACTCCTATGGCAACTTCAACTAACTATGGCTGGGTTCAACCCGATGACTCCGACTACCTTAAAGAGGGTGCCGAGGCTATCCGGACTGTCACTAACTCCGCTGATAGCACAGTCAATAAAATCGAAAACTTTAAGGGTGAGATACCTCATCCATTCCTACTGATGGGGGCATAATGGCAACGACAACCTACAAAGTGCTTGGACAAAGCGCACCAGCTGCAACAACCGAGACCGCGCTATACACAGTCCCAGCATCAACTGAGACAGTTATCAGCTCATTAGTCATTTGTAATCGCGGATCATCAGCCGCGACTTATCGCGTCTATGTTGCAGTCAATGGCGCAGCCGCAGCCAACAATCAATATCTGGTCTATGACGCATCAATTCAAGCCAAAGAGACAGTGGCATTAACGCTTGGCGTTACTATGGACGCCAGTGACGTTTTGCGCGTTTATGCTTCAACCGCCGACCTATCCTTCAACGCATTTGGAACTGAGGTCGCGTAATGGCAATTAGCAAAATTGGGGGAACTGGCTCGGATAACTGGGAGCTAATTAGCTCGGTTACTCCTACCGCAGCGACCGCCGCAGTTAATTTCACTGGTCTTTCACCTTACAAAAAACTAATGGTGGTAGCTGACGGAGTAACTTTAACTGTAAATGACGAATTGGACTTGAGAATCAACAATGACTCAGGCAGCAAATATCTTTCTTCCTCTTGGTCTAGCTCTGAAACGGTAAGTCAATCGAATTTTACTACCAAATTGAGTTTCACCGCAGTAACTGGAACTATTGCGGGAATGGTGGTAATTGAGAATTGCGATAACGCGGGTGTCAAATTTATAAACAAAGGCTTTGGGGGTACAGGCGCCACAACTATGTTTATGGAAAATGGCATTTATTTAGCGAGCGCTATAGTCACACAAATCAACGTAATAGTAGATACAACTTTTGCCGGTGCTGGCACAGTAGCATTATACGGAGTTAAATAATGAAACCAAATGTCGTTGATGTAGATGTGCAAACAGGCGAGCAGACAGTTAGAGAAATGACTGATGCCGAATACGCTGATTACCTAGCGAGACAAAATGAAGCTAGCCCAGATTCAGAATAATCGGGTTATAGCATTTTATGATGACGAGGATGAACTACCGGACTCCTCTCACTTCGTAAATGTCGATGACAAGCCAGAAGTTGAAATCGGCTGGTCTTATATTGGGGGAGAATTTAGTGGCGAAACTTTGTAAGGCTGGTCAGCAATTACGCGAGCAGATAGACGATGACTATCCCGAGCGCGATAGAAAATCGGATGGGTGGATAGCTGACGCCCGTCATTTTGCTAATGGCAATTCGGATCACATTCCCAAAGACGGAATAGTCCGCGCATTAGATATTGATGCGAATCTCAATGCTCATCCAGAAGAGACTTACGCACTTGTTGAGAAAATTCGCAAGTGTGCTAAGCGCGGAGATAAGCGGATTAAATACATTATTTACGATGGGAAGATAATGAGTCCGCTGCTTAACTGGAAGCGTAGAAAATACAGAGGTAGCAACCCTCACCGCTCGCATTTTCATATCAGTTTTACAACTCTGGGAGACAACAACGGAAAATGGTTCGACCTAGAAGGAGATAGATATGCTAAAAGACTTGAAGAAAGCAGCCGAGAGCTGGGCAAAGACATTCCTAGCAGCGGCACTAGCGACCTACCTAGCAGTGGGGCTAGATGTAAATGCAATTGTAAATGCGGCAATAGCATCAGTCTTGCCTAGCATCATCAACTGGCTTAACCCTAACTACGAGCGTTACGGAAAAGTCCGGTAATGGCTCCTGGGGACATCGCAGCCTTCATAGCTTCGGTGCTCGGATCTATTGGCCTACTAATAGCCGGTCTTAGATACATTATAAAACTTGAGAACCTTCCGCTGATTTCTCGGCTTGACAAGTTAGAATCTACCCTTGAACTGGCCCTCAAAGAGAAGGTGGCAAAAGGTGGCACAAAAGCGCGGCGTTAAAAAACCAGTTAAGAAGGTTGCTAAAAAGCGTCGCACTGTTAAAGAGTTGCCTACAAAATTAGACTTTTGGGCTATTGCTTGCAAAGAGATTTATGAGACTTGCCGCCGCAATGGAATGGACGAAGGAACGGCTTTGGCCTTTGCTATGGATCGCTCTAGCTGGCCGGACTGGGTTATCGACCCTTCTGATCCGATTAAGAAAATCGGGTGGGAAGATGGCGAGGAGGACGTCTAATTTACCTCCGCGAGGTTGAACTATTCGAGGCTCTTAAGTCGATTTATCCGGACTTAACGCCTCTATCAGCGACCGACCGAGCAGACGGCATTACCCACGACTCGTATATCGAAATGAAATGCCGCCGTACCCATTACCCAACTTTGTTAATCGAGAAGAAGAAGTGGGACTATTTAGCCGATATAAGGGCTAGAACGGGTGCTAGAACGCTTTATATCAACTCCACCCCACAAGGGGTCTATTGCTTTGATTTAGGGGCTATAAACGAGCCTGAGTGGGCTTTAAAGGCCTTGCCAGATAAGACCGACTTCGCCAATAAAGGGACAGTCCAGAAGCTAGCCGGCTACTTAGATATTCGACTCGCCGAATTGCTACTTGTATAAATCCATTTAATTAAATACATTTATCCCACTAAATCCATTTATGAGGGTTTAGAAGGGAGAATAAATGATAAATAAGCCGGATTTAATTCGGTTTGATACCACCTCTGGCGCTTGGTCGGATGGTAAAAACTACGTCAAAGGCCAATTAATTCGCCGTTATGCGGTTGAGTCATTAGGCCGTAAATCAGTTAGAGGGCGATTAAGTAGGCAAGAGATTAGCGCCTATTGGCTCGACAGATTCGGAGTTAATGCCGATGTTGAGTGAATACCAAGACGCAATTATCTTTAGCTTAACTATCGCTGGCTGGTGGTTATTACACCGAGCAATCTTAGGCATTAAAGCCAAAGCTTTCAATGATGGATACAAGAGAGGAAGAGCGAGCTTAAATGTCAGAGAGATCGTTAAGTGACTGGCTCTCGGATGCTGGTGACACCCTCGCCGACCGGGGGCTTGAATATGGCGATCCGAGACACAATCTATTACGCATTTACAAAATCGCGAGACAACTCGGTGTTCAGCTCAGAGACCCAGCTGACGTTGCACTCGTTTTTATCGCGACAAAGCTCAGCCGAATGGTGGAAAGTCCAGAGCGCGAGGATTCGTATCTCGATCTCGTTGGATACTCCGCTATCTTGGCTTTCACCAGATTTCAGACACCAGAAGCTTGGGATGACGTTGAGTCTGACTCGGAACTCTAACAATCACCAATGGTGCGATTACTGCAAATCTCGTTGGGGACAATTAAAGGACGGCTCTTGGCATTTAAAAGCACAAGTGCCAGCAGTCTGGAAAGTCCAAAGCGAGACACCTACCCGAAGGACACAGGTCAGGTTTTATTGCCAACCTTGTGCTGCTGAGGCGCAAAACTGGCCAGACGGAACGTTTTGGTCATTAAAAGAACAATTAACTTACGCGATAGATCAATTCGCAGGACGGGAGAAATTAGATGTCGAATTACCTTGATGATTACGTTTCAGTGCAGGACCGGCTAAAGGAGTTTATTAATGCTTATCCAGATTATCGAATCAAGACTCACGTCTTGGAAGAATCACTTACGCCTAACTGCGATGTCTATATTGTTAAGACTGAGCTTTACCGCACTGAAGCTGACGCTGCTGCTTGGACAACAGGACTTAGTAGCGAATCGAAATCGAAACAATATGCGCTTGAACTTGCAGAGACAGGCTCTCTGGGAAGAGCGCTTAACCTTGCTGGCTACTTTGCGAAGCCGAATGTTGCTCCAAAAAAACCTATACAGACTACGAGCCCTAAACTTGCAGAGTTCGTCAAAGAAAATCGACCCAACGACCCAGAGCCAATAGTCTGGGACGTTAGCGATGTTGCTGAGAAGCTAGGTGCTGAGATAGTTGATGAGATTCCACTATGCAACCACGGCCCGATGGTGCTTAAGTCCGGCACAAAAGAGGGCAAAGAATATCGAGGCTGGGTTTGTCCTGAGCGCGATAAGTCTGCTCAATGTCCGGCTAAATGGATGCGTATTGGATCAGATGGCAGTTGGGTATTTCAGAAGTGACATTAGAAATGCACCCTTTTAAGTGCGGGAACTGTAAAAAGGTGACCGCACACAGGGAAATTAGACGATACGCCTCAGAGATAAATG